CGTGGACGGCATCGAGCTTCGGGAGTCATGGGACGCGGCGAAGATCAACACGCTCGGTGAAGGACTGAAGGCTCGTGGATGGATTGTCGGACATCATACCAAACCAATCAGCGGGACGAACTATGAGAACTGCACCGCGAGCTGGTGCGACTATGCCATGCTGCAACTCAACAGCCCGTTTTCCCGGCTCGCAGAGAGCAAGGCAAAGCAGATGATTGCATCAGCACAATCGGCGCTCACGGCCCGTGTGGTGGCTTTCGAGCAGGACGTTGAGCTTGACGGTGCAAGGCTCGGCGCAGAGGCTGGCTGGGCTTGCGGCGGCACCACATCGACCAATGTTACTCCGGTCAATCCAACTGGCGACTACAAGATCACGAAGGTGGACTCCAATAACATCTACTGGACTGGCCCTGATCTGTCTTGGCCTGTTAAGGCAGCGTTACCTGAAGAAACTTCGACTGACGATGAAATTCTCTTCACTGAGGACGGTTGCTGTGGTGAAAGTCACTTATATCGTGCAAATGGTAAGGGCGGGAAGTTCGATCACGTCCGACCTAACACGAAATCTCGCGATTTCAAGAACATACCATCATATGGCGTGTTCAAAACGGTTGGCGAGCCGGAGAAGGGCGAAAAGTGTGAGCTTCGACTTGTTAAATACGGTGGCGGTGAATCAGTAACGGTCGGATTCTTCAGTTGGCCGAGGTAACATGATTAAGTACATCATAAATTGGACTACAGAGAAAGACTGCTGCGGCGGTAGTGAGACACGTCACACGCTACTGTGTAGGGCTTTCCCTGAGGCCATTAGTGTGTCTGCGAGGTCACTGACAGACAGCAATGATGTACACATCATACGACGTGCAGTAGACGAGTTCCTGGTGAGGAATACTGTCCCAGGTGATGTAGTAATCAAAGACGCCGGTGTGGGTGGAACGATGAAAATTCCAGCGGATACGGTGCTTTTCTATGGAAATCCGTATTACTCACTGGTTGAACACTACAAGAACTCAGAATCTGTTGCTTACTGGAACAAATTAATTGCTGCACAACTGGAAGATAGCAAATACGCCAAGATTGGTATCGCTAACAGTGATTTCTCTGCCAGTGATGCAACTCGCAATGGTTGCAAAGTTGACAAAATCATACCTAATGGTGTCGACGTCAACTTCTACTTCGATAATGGCAGTACAAGAAGAGGTCTGCTGTGGTGTGGTAGTCGGCATGAAATCAAAAATCACGCAGAAACAGAGAAATTCAAGAATGTTACCAGTATATTCCGAGAAGACGGACATACGAAGGAAGAAATGCGCGAAGCATACAGGCACGCGGAGTTTCTACTGATTACGTCCCCGATTGAAGGTTGCTGTAATGTGGCATTTGAAGCAATGGCTTGCGGAACACCAATTCTTACTACGCGATCTGGCTGGTTTTACTCAAATCCAATAGAGGATGCAGGCATTCTGCTTGACTGTTTCACAGAAACCAGAGCAAAATTTGATCCTAGAGGGTACATTTTACGTCATGGATTGACAGCAGACGAGTATACACGCAAAGTACGCGAGGCCGTGTGTGAATAACACAGTACATCTATACTGGGGACGGAATAAGCCACTTAGTTGGCTACAGTATCTTACTGTCAAGTCATTACGTTATCACAATCCTGATGCAACCATCAATGTCTGGTACCCAAAGTCAACTAGCGCAGACGCAAATTGGAATACACCTGAACAGAATAACAACTATACAGGCAAAGATTGGTTCGATGCATTAGATGCCAACATAATAGAAGCACCTGATTTCCTGCATGGTATTGATGGAGCCTCTGAAGTACACAAATCAGACGTATCACGCTGGTATTTCCTGTCACTAGGTGGCTATTGGAGCGATTTCGATGTACTGTATACTAGACCATTGTCAGTATTCAGTAATTCAGAATATGACGTTGCCGTGTACAGATGTCCTGGCCGTACTTGTAGTGTTATTAGTCACAGACTAGTGTATTCGGAAGAACAGTGGTTTGGTAAATGGCTCAGAATCGGATTCATGTCAGCACAATCTGACGCAGGCAAAGCATATTTCGAGAAGATTCATTTCGATTCAATCAAAAATCTGAATGTACACGAATACCAGTCGGCTGGTTCAGATACAGCTAGAAAACATGAGCCAGTTGGTCTTAATGTCAAATGGGTTACAGAAGATGTTGTATATCCAATACACTCACAAGACATAACTGGTATGTGGAAAACTGGTGTGTACAATGGTACTGATGCAAACATCGGTATACATTGGTTTGCTGGGTCACCACTGTCAACTAATGCAGTAGAGGAGTTATTACCAGAGACAATAGATAGATACACTGGTCCTATCTATGACAAGATTAGAGAGGTTTGGTCATGAAGTATAGTATCGTAATGCCTTATCTAACTAGGCCGACACAACTATGGAATACACTGTTGACGTTTGAGCACTGGTATGGACATCGTAATGACTATGAAGTCATAATTGTAGTTGACGGCAAAAACACTAAAATCGATGAATTAGACCTAGTAGAAACCAGAAACAATTTCAATGTCGATGTAAAGATCGTAGAACCGAAAGTTGGTAACTGGAACAGTCCAGGACCACACTACAACCAAGGTGTTGATTGTGCCTCCGGTGAGTACGTGATTCTGACATCACCAGAAGTCATGCACACAATGGATGTACTCGCAGCACTCGATACACAAGAACTGGAATCCTACATTGTTTGCGCATGTGAGAACGTTGTAAATGTGCCCAAAGCCATTGACTACAGTGAATTGACATGGAAACACAAACAGTGGTATCAACATACTGTTCACAGACCAAGCAATTACCACTTTTGTTCATGTATCAAACGCGGTACTTACCTGAAGTTAGGTGGTTTCGATGAGGCTTTCGGTCCTGGGATCGCCTTCGATGATAATGATTGGCGTGATACAGTTATTTGTGGTGGAATCTCACTAGTTGCTAACGACAGCATACTAACTGCACATCAGGATCACAAACATTTCATATTGGGACCGGAACGCAGAGCAATTTGGGAACTGAATAGGGCGTTATACGCCAAGAAATGCGAAGAGAGAGGAATAGCTTGGAATGAAAACTAGTCTACTCATTGTCTGCTTATTCCTTGTTGGATGCAGCAGTACGGATAACAAGAAACACTATCCGGTTGACGTGTTTGTTGATCCAGTAACAGAAGTTGATCCATTCGTGGGTGTAAAATGAACAATTACGGACTGAAACTAAGTGAACCGGTTTTCCAAGCGCGGCCACTAGTGCAAGCCGATGACGTGTCTTGGCTTCAATACACTACACCTGGCGATGATCAGGGTGACGTAGGTGGTTGTGTGTTTTGGACTATGGCTGAACATGCAATGATCACTTTCGCTCTCGCAGAACCTACAAACCAACAGCGACATGATGCATACGTCAAGGAGTATCTCGGTGGTGCACCAGATGAAGGCGCGACTTTCCCTATGGCTTTCATCACTGCGAAAAGAATTGGCTGGTATCCGAGTGGCACAAGGATAATATCCACAACCGACATCGGCTACATTCGGAAACAGCCATTACTAGCCGGAATAGAAGTCACCGATGCCTTGACGAATGTCAGCAAGGCTGGATGCTGTGATCATGCAGCGTCAAGTGACAAAGTTGATGGCTACCACGCAATGTTGGTTGTGGCTGTTGGTATTATATCACACATCAGCACAACGCAACGTTTCGTTTTCTTGAAAAACTGGTGGCGTGATACATGGGGCTATAATGGCCACTGTATCATGCGTGAGGATCTATTTAACAAACACTGCAAGGAACTGTGGCGTGTAGAGTAGGGAGCTAGGGATGAATACAACAGAATTCCATGATTCAGTGCTGTCCAATATATCTTCAGCACGCGCACTAAGGATGAGTATGCCTGAGAATGAAACTCAATGTGAGCAGCATGAGTTCTGCATGAAAAATGATGAATACATCGAGAATGCATTCATATCTATAGTTGAGTATTTCAGCAATGGCTTCAACGAGAGTATAGGTAAGATATGCAGCGTGGCAGTCAGAGACGGGATACGACAGCTACATGATGAGGTTATCGTACCAGAAATTAAACAACTTACTAATACATCAGGAATCGTCCCTGAATTCAAGTGTGGCAGTATACATCTGAAAGGGTTCAGGTTTAGTGACATCATGCGCGTACTCATGGTTGCACTAAACATGTTGGCTGGCATAGGCATACTTTATCTCATAACACATATCAGTGATATAAAGAGGTCAGTTGGAGTGAACAGTGCTAAGTTGGAGTTACTGCCATGAAGCTAACTACAGCAGAGTTCTCACGGAATATTCAGGTTGGCGCGATACCAATCGGATCAGTCGTCCTAGTTAAGCGCGGTGAGACAGCGTTCATAAGTAAGTTGATCAACTGGGTTCAACAGGCTGCACTTCGTGATATTGATATCTTACTCACAGAAGAAGACATTAAAAAGTTCGCTCAATATACACATGCTGGAATAGTTGGTACAGAGAGGCTTATGTACCACATGTACCACCCATACACGTGTGCGTGGCCCTGGAATGAATTAGTCGGTAAGACCATCATTGTGTTAAAACCCAATCATAACATGGACAGACTATGCCTAGTTGGTGACTATGCCCTGGCTGACGTTATGGCGAAACTGCATTACGATTACATGGACTTGTTTGGTTTCCTGATTCGCTGGAAAACCAAGATACTGATGAAACTCAAGTTCTACAACGTATTTGGATCACGCAAAAAGCATGTGTGTTCAACCAAAGTTATTGACTGGTACAACAAAGCAGGGATAACTAACGTAGCACAAAAAGACTTCTGGGGTTACTATCCGGCGAGGTTCATCGTGAGTGATCTGTTCAGTATCATAGAAGAAGTGGAGTTTTCATAGTGCTAACGCAAGAGTTCATACATGACATCGTTAGTAATGTCAATCAGATGTTACAGGATAACGTCGAGGCGATAGACGCGTTCATGGTTGAAACAAACATCGCACAGATGCGACATATCACTATGGATGAACTCAAGATTTGGACTGCACAGGAAGCAGTACACAAGAACATAGAACATCTCGAAACGCTTAAAGAAGTGATAGGTGTGCGGCGTGTTCTGGCTGAAAGAATTGGTACGAGGACTGATGGTTGCATCCTACTGTTCCTGATCTGCATAAGACTGGGTGTGGAGCCAACCAGACTAATGTTTGCACCGTTAAATATGGAAGAAGGGCAAACTGCTGTTATACTTTACAAGATGTCTGATAGTAAGACAGTGGCTATCGACTGGACTAACATACGCTGTGTAGCAACACATCCGAATTTCAAGGTCGAAGTGAAAGTATGAGCATACTAGGAAAACAATTCGCTACAATGATTGCTAAGGGACTGTATCGGAACTCGATACAATCTTGCAGTCAATGGGCGGAGACATATCGCGTTATGGGTATGCCTTTCCCTGGTAAGTGGTCATTCAAACATCATCCGTGGGCCAGGGAGCCGCACGATTGCACAGAAGAAATGCTAATGGTGCAGAAGGCTGCACAGATGAGTTTCACTGAAATGGCACTGAACAAGACATTTTATGCTATTGACATAGAGGGCAAGTCCGTCCTGTATGTGCTGCCATCACAAGTACCAGATGCGAAAGACTTCTCTACATCACGATTTGATCCTGCACTTGAACTGTCCAGTCACCTGCGGCACATGTTCTCTGACGTATCAAACATCGGGCATAAGCGCGCAGGATCAGCTAACTTGTTCATTCGTGGCTCAAGATCGCGTTCACAGATGAAATCTCTGCCAGTTGCAACTATTGTGTTCGACGAACTCGATGAAATGAACCAAGACAATGTTGTATTGGCACTTGAACGTACGTCTGGTCAGATGGAAAAGCAAGTAATCGGTGTATCCACTCCTACAATCGAAGGGCATGGTATCAACCTCTACTTCGCCAACTCCACACAGAAACACTACTATTTCCGTTGCCCGCACTGTAGTCGTCTCGTTGAACTGCTGTTTCCAGAATGTCTGATCATTACATCAGATAATGTCACTGACCCCAAAATTCGTGATTCCTACCTGGTATGTCCACAGTGTAAGGTCAAACTTAACCACGAAGAGAAAGTTACATATCTACAGAACGGTATTTGGGTGCCTTCATTCTCTGACCGTATGATAGAAGGCTACACAATCAGTCAGTTGTACTCGATGACAGTGAAGCCATGTGATATCGCCATCAACGTATTGAAAGCTGAATCCAATCCAGCAGATGAACAGGAGCTATTCAATTCAAAGATGGGTGTAGTTCATACAGTCGCAGGTGCCAGAGTTGACGATGACGACATAATCAAATGCACTGGTTCACACACGAAATACGTAGACCAGCTTCCCAGGACCATGACTGTTATGGGTGTTGATGTTGGTGCCAAGAAACTGCATGTCGAGATAGATGAAGTCTACTGGACAGATAAAAACAAGAGCATCGACACAAATGTCTGTACAACAGCGAAAGTCATCTGGGAAGGTACAGTTGCACAGTTCGCAGAACTTGATAAGCTGATGCTGAGATTCAAAGTTGCTTTCTGTGTTGTAGACTCTAATCCAGAACGCAGGAGTGCACTCGAATTCGCACAACGTTTCGACGGTATCGTCAAACTTTGCTATTACAGCCGTGCAACAAACACTAGATTATTGAAAGGTGAAGCCAGCGACGATTACGTCGTTCATGCTGATAGAACATCTTGGATGGATGCTGGTCTAGGTCGTTTCAAAGGTGACAAGAAACGTATTATACTGCCATCAGACGTGTCACAGCAGTATAAGGATCAGATCAAGGCACCAGTTAGACGGTATGAGAAAGATGATGCAGGAAATCCCGTTGGCAGGTACGTCAAGGGTAACGTGGATGACCATTTCGCACATGCAAGGGTGTATGCTGAAATAGCCATCGTGTTCGCAGCGAGTAAGTTTGCCAATGTGAATATCACGGAGTCAGGAGTCTAGCATGAGCAAGGTAACCGCACAAAGACATCCAACATACGATAAAAACCTAAGTAGTTGGAAGAAGTATCGGCATGTGTTGAATGGTGGCGATGAGTTCATCGATGCCTATCTGAAGCAGCACTCGATACGCGAAGATCCTGCTGATTTCAGCATCAGGAAAGAACTGACATACAATCCTGGACATGCCAAAGCAGCCGTGATAGATATCAGAAACTCAATCTATGAACAACTGCATGAAATCGTTAGGAAGTCCGAAGATGTCACGTTCACGGCTGCTATGCGAGGTCTAGAAGGCGGCGTGGACTATGAAGGTAGCTCAATGACATATTTCATGGGCAATCTTGCACTGACAGAATTGCTATTCCTTGGCCGCGTCGGTATCTATATTGATCGCGAGAGAGATCTCGGCCTAACCAAAGTAGACAGTACACATCCATACTTCTACATATATAGTGCCGAAGATATTTTGTCTTGGAGTAAGGACAAGCACGGAATAACACAAGCCATACTTCTGCGCGACAAGATAGACAAAATCAATCCAGAAACTGGTCTAGTTGATGGTATCAAAGAACAGTTTCGACACATGCGTCTAGTAGATGGTCAGGTAGAATACAAAATATACGAATTGCAAGCTAGATCGCAATCTAGTGAACCAATCGAGGTTGTAGTAGAAGAAGGCGTGATAGAAATTGGACGAATACCTTTCGTGATGATCGAAATTACGCATAGTCTGCTTACTGATGTTGCGAATTATCAGATTGCACTTCTCAATATGGAGTCATCTGATGTGTATTATGCGATCAAATCTAACATCACGTTCTATGTTGAACAGTATGATCCACGTACTGATGTTGCCATCAAGCAACTTAGTGACATAGATGCGACTACATCTGGTATACCTGAAGCAGATGACAAGGTACGCCGTACTAGAAGCGAGTCATCCATCAAAGTTGGTAATATCCATGGCAGAAAGTACCCCATCGGTGCTGAGAGGCCTGGATTCGTTAATCCTTCACCTGAACCTCTGAAGATCAGTATGGAGAAACAAGACAAGATGCGTCAAGACATCTACCGTCTTGTCAACCTCAATTTGGCGATGCTCGAAACGAAACGTGTTTCTACAGAGGCACGTAAGTTAGATTACCACGGATTGCAGACGAATTTGTCATATATCGCTATGGAATTGGAAGATGCCGAGCGCGAAATCCTGGCAATCTGGGCCATGTACATGGATGGTGTGGCACCGACTGTTGTATATCCTGAGAACTTCGAGATGAAAACGTCAAACGACCGCAGGGCTGAAGCTCGCGAGTTGTTAGAGACGTTCAAAGAAGTGACCGTACAGTCTGCAAGGAAAGCCATACTGAAGAAGGTAGTGAAACTGCTTCTCAAAACTGACATCGAGGTCACAGAACTGGATGAAATACTCAAAGACATCACGTCGATGAACACCGTACTTACATCTGATGAGTTGATCAGCTACGTTGAAAACGGTGTCGTATCCAGGAATTACGTTGGCAAAGCTAACAATATTCCTAACTCCGTGACAGTGGAAGCTAAGAAGGAACACGCTGAAAGGTTGAAAGCCATATCTGATTCGCAAGGTGGCAATTTCGACGGTGCACGCGGTAACAAGGACGGCGTTCAAAATGGAAAAGATGAGAAAGCACAATCACAGAATTCCGATACCAACCCTGATGGTGGCAAGAAAGTGAGGAAGTAATGGAACCATATTGTGATGTTACCTGGGCGAATGATTACTTCTCTACTAGATTGAATGCCGAGTATTGGTATAGTAGCGATATCATTGCATATACAGCGCCAAGCATGGAATCTATCCGACTAACTGACGAAGATGGAAATGCGAAATACCTTACCATTCAAACTATTGATGGTATCTCAGCATTAGGTATTGATGACGCAGTGCCTGATGCACCTACATCAAGTACCAATCAGTACAAAGCACTTGTTACTGCTACTGAAGCAATAGACAGACTTGGTTACTCAGGGTATAAAACCAGTGTCACACAAGAGAGGGAGTTCCCCAGGAATGGTGACACAACTATAGCTGATGACATCAAAAAGGCATGTGCCGAAGAAGCGTTGTCATTGCTTAGTGGTAAAGACCCTGAGCGAGAACAAGAACGGGTTCGCGTACTGATGCAACAGTATGCGACGATCAAACAAGAGTATGATCCAGATAACCTGCCACTCTATATTTTGAGTGGTATAACGAGTGCCAAAGCATGGCGGTATTTACTGCCGTATCTTAGAGACATTCGTGGTGTTAGATTGGATCGGGCGAGTTAGGAGATAGTCATGTATAAGTCGAAAGTGATGCGGTGTTGGTTTGGAGTGTACGAAGGTGCTGTAAAGACGTACGAGACGCTTGAGCTTCCTGATGATGTCAAGACTGTTGTCGAGGCGCACATCGCGGAGAAACTCGGTGGATTCGCTGCACTTCAAGCAGAGCATGAGAGACTCAAGGAAGCGCAGACACGCTCACTTGAAGAGATTGATGCACTGAGCAAAAAGACATCGTTGACAGAGCGTGAACGAAATGACATGGACGAGAGACTGAAAACCATGCGAGCGCAGGTACAGTCTGACAAGACGATAAGTGAACAGGAGAGAGTTAAACTTACGAAGAAGCATCAGAAGGAGCTTGAAGGGATCGCAGCCGAAAAACAACAGTGGCAAAGTCGCTATACTGAGTTGGTTGTCGATAACTCCTTGCAGTCGGCTGCTATAGAGCACAAAGCCTACAATCCTAAGCAGCTGATCAGTATTCTGCGGCCTCAGACTGAGTTGGTAGAGGAACTCGACGAAGATAACAAGCCTACTGGCAGGTTGCAGACTCGGGTCAATATGGATGTTCCTGATGAGAAAGACAAGACCAAGATGATCAAAGTCAAGTTGAGTCCGTCAGAAGCAGTGAAGCGGATGTCCGCTGATGATTCGTATATGAATCTTTTCAATGTTGAAGGCACTAACGGCATGGGTCGCCGTAGAGCCGGTGGTGGCGGTGGGGTGAATTCGCTGGCCGACGTGGCAAGCGACCCTGTTGCTTACCGCAAAGCGAGAGCGGAAGGTAAGACCCTCTAGGGTCAGGGAGTTGGATTAAGATGAATAAGACTCATGTTTGGTTTGGCGTGTACGAGACGAACAGCACTGATGCACTGAATCCTGAAGTCATCGCGCAGGAAGCATTGATGATTCTGGAGAATAACGTCGTGATGCCGCATCTCGTTCACCGCGATTTCGAGAATGAGATCGCGAAATCTGGTGATGTAGTGAACGCGCACAAGCCCGGTGCGTTCGTCGCGAAGCGGAAGTCCGTTTCCGAGGACGTGACGGTGCAGAATGCGGAAGTTGAGAGCATCCCGGTTACTCTTAACCAGCAGATTCACACGTCATTCCTGATCCGTGATGGTCAGGAAAGCATGGCGTTCACCAGTCTCGTAGACTACTTCCTGCGTCCGGCTGTTATCTCTATCGGAGATTACATTGACCAGATGCTGGCAGTTCAGGCGTATCGGTTCATCCGCAGCGGTAACGTTGTTGGCAAACTCGGTACTGCCGCTACGAAGGCTACGTATGTTGATCTTCGCGAGAAGATGAACATGAACAAGGTGCCGATGAATGGCCGAAATGCCGTTCTGTCGCCCGCCATTGAAGCTGACCTGCTGAACGTGTCAGATTTCGTGAATGCGAACACCGTTGGTGATAACGGCACGTCGCTCCGATCTGGTCACTTGGGGCAGTTGCTTGGCATCAATACGTTCATGGATCAGAACATGCCTAGCGTTTCCACTGGTCAGGCCAGTGTTGACGCTGCTGGTGCGATCAATCTGTCAGCGGGCTATGCTGCTGGTACGACTGATGTAGTTGTTGATGGGTTCTCCATCGACATCCCGGTTGGCTCGTGGGTGACTATCGCTGGGGATATGGTTCCTCAGTGTGTCACAGCGGTGTCTGGTTCGCCTACTACTGGGTTGACTCTGAGTCCTGGGCTGAAGTCCGCGGTTGTGAATGATGCAGTGATCACGCTGTACGGTTACGGCGAGGTTGCTCAGGCTGTGGCACCCACAGGTTACGCTGCTGGCTACGTCAAGGATATTGTGGTTGACGGTTTCACCACTGCCCTTGGTACTGGTCAGATGTTCTCGACGGCAGCTTCGACAGCTGCTGGCGCTGGCATCTATGGTGCCCTCGGGACTCCTACGACGGTACTGTTGACTCCAGATCGCCCGTTGGATGCAGCACTTGCTGACAACGCCGACCTGTTCATCGGACCTCCGGGGAATTACTCGTTTGCTTTCCATCGTGAAGCACTCGGACTGATTTCCCGCCCGCTGGCCCTTCCTATGGCAGGGACTGGTGCGCGAGCGGCAATCGTGAACTACAACGGGTTGTCCATGCGTGTCGTGATCACGTATAGCGGTGTCATGCAGGGCCATCTGGTCACTGTCGACATGCTGTGCGGTACGGCTGTGTACAACCAGTCGCTTGGTTGCGTGATCCTGGCCTAGTCAAATCGTTGCCGGAGCGAGGTTACATCCCTCGCTCCGGTGACACTTGGAGAACACAATGGACATATCATTTGTAGGTGACGTAATACGTGATCTAGGTGCCAGTATGGGTGTCAGCGTCACGCTGATTAAAACATCAGCGCTGTCATATAATGTAAGTACAGGTGTACGTACAGCTACCACAAGCGAATATACACTGACAGGTGTACCTGTCCTACCACTGACTGCGAAAGAAGAGCAAACAGCCAGACAGAAAGTATCTGATTCAAGCGGATCATATTTCACTGGTTCATTCAGTAAGATAGGTATAACGAAAAGGAATATAAGTCGCAGCGAGGACATCAGTATTGAGCAAAGCGACAAATTCGTGATCGCTGGCAAAACGTGGTCTGTAGTTACCATCGAGAACTTGCACAATGGTTCGTACTCGGTGATGTTAGCATCAAAGGACGCAGCATGAGACAGTGTAATGTGAACTTGCCGAAATGGTGTTATGCTTCGATACTGAAGCATTTCAATACTGGACTCACGTCAGTATACCCCGATTTGCCTGTTGTGATTCCTACAATGGAACACAAGAATGTCAACGATCAGAACAGGTTCGAGATACTTATTCAGGGGCCGCGCATTGTCGTACTGACATCGAATAGATTGTACTACACGGTCAAGGTATTGAATTACTGGAATTTCTTAGACGAAAACCTGTACGAGCAACAAGAGATTGTAGGCAATGTGGTTGCTCTGTTCACCGACATACCGCTACTCAAGTTGGGTGGTGATACTGGTGATGACGGGTCGAGTGTCGGTTGCATCCGACTCGCGGCTGAGGAAGCGAATATATCTGTTTCAGATTGGGGCAATATAGGCCCAGAGCAACAGATGAACAGGGCCACTGTGACCGCTGTATATCTGTACGATGACGAACAGTAACAGGAGAAGCTGATGAAACATGTTTGGTATGGTGTCTACTCGCAGATTCAGATGCGAGACTGCCGGTTCTACATCGTAGACGGCGGATCAAACGAACTCGAAGTGTCAGTTGGTGAAGGCAACCTGACTTTCGATGAGAACAGGCCACTGGAATACAAGCCCAATCGTGGCGTTCTGGATGAAGTTCGGTTTGCTGATGAGGCGCCGATGTCAGTATCATTCGACTTCAAGTACGAGTCGTATACATCCTCGACAGGTGTCACTCCGAGTGATGCACTGAAGGGAACTGGTACGGCTAGTGGTTGGGTTTCTAGTGACTCTGACCTTTGCAGACCGTATGCTGTTGATCTGGTCATCGTGCATGACCCGGTTCCTGGCTGCGGTACGTCTGAGACTATTACTCTTCCCGATTACCGTTGGGAGAAGTTGAGTTTCGACCCGAAGGCTGGAACGATTTCCAGTTCTGGTAACTGCAATGCGACGGTCGCGACCGTTACGACATCCGCTGACACACCTTCGTGATTAACCTTGTC